CGAAGCAAACTGAGTGCCACGACCAGTTGAATATTCTCTCGTCGGTACCGACATCGAAACCAGTCGATCACCTGCCACATGATGAATTCCTCAGATGATTCTTAGATAGCTTATTTCTTTTTGTTTCTGGTTCCGTACATATACCGATCGGCGGCGTTGTACAGTTTTTGCACACCGTCCGGACCGTGCTTTTTCTCAACATTCTTTTCAATTTTTCCTGCGAAGTTATCTCCCTTGGGGCTATCACGGTCCACGGCTTTCGCATAGGCACTTGTCTTGGTCTTTAGGGAAATTTCATCCAACTGTTCAAATTCTTCCTGGACAGGTTCGGTGGCATAACCAGAGAATAATCCGCCGGCCAATTCTCGTTTCCGTTCTTCCAGACGATTCAGGACGATGTTCGACAAACCGTCTTCCAGGACAGTCCGAGCCTCGGCGCCATTATTCTGTGCGAGTAATGCAATAAAATTTTCTGGTACCATAATTCAATCTCCTTGTGATAGATCAGACGATGTTATTTATACTTTTTTCCTTTACCGAATCCCTTGGCGACCTCTTTATCGAGCATAGGCGTGGGACTTTCTGTTTGTTCTCCTGGCATGGTTTCTGCTGAGTTATCCTCTGGAGGCGGCATGCCCGGCATTGGAGCACCTGGTGCGCCTGGAGCACCTGGAACGCCTCCACCTGGGACCATGCCATCAGGTGGTGCTGGTGGAACTGGCGGTGGCTCGGCCTCGATCTGTTTATCCATTTCTTCAATCTCTTCTTCAGATTGCATGAGCACTTGCTTACGGACCCACTCACGGGAGAAATAGGTCCCCACATAGGGTTCCACTTGTCCCAAGGTCAAGAGACGTTCGCGGAGTAACTCAGCATCGCGCATTTCAGCAAAGTTATTATCTGTGGCAAACTTGAAGGTAATACGTTCCTTGAGGTCTTCCCATTCATCGACTGAGCAGATCCCTTTGAGCGACAATTGACGCTTCAAGGCCTGGAAGAATAGCAAGGAAAACTTCTTCCGAAGCACATTAACAAATTTTGAAAACTTGACTTCATCGCGGGTCACTTCGGTAACACGACCGATACCAGCAAATCCACCTTGTCCAGTGGTACCAGAACCAGAGGGATCGAGTCGACCAATAGGGACATTCAAGCATTGATAGAGTTTCTTCTGGAAATACATCACATCTTCCATCTGCCCAAGATTCTGTCCACCAGGCAGGGTCGTGATTTCGGTACCCTTGGAACCTTCGCGCCGTGGGAGCCAGAAATCTTCCAGCATCGAGAGATGTTTCCGTTCATCGCGGAGTTCGCCGGTCGAGGCGTCATAGACGAGTTTGTTGCGATACTTGATCATGATATCGCGCACATATTGTTCTGCTTTGAGTTTGGGGAGATTACCGACATCGATATAGAATATGCGGCGCTCAGGTGCGCGGGAGAGACGATAGATCACGACCGCATCTTCGATCATGCGGAGTTGATTCAATGGCTTGATGGCTTTGTGAAGCCAGGAGATGACCATGGTGTTCTTGGCATCCATCATACCAGAATTGATATTGATGATGGTATCTGGTGCAATACGAATGCCTTGATTCACATGGGCCGTATACGTCTGGGTCACCGTGCCACGATCATTATAGACGTAGTATTCAGCCGTTGATTTAATGGTATCCGCGCCAGTCTTGGGATCGCGTTCCTTGAGGACTTCGCGGACCTTGCGGATTTTGCGGGGATCAATGAAACGGAGTTCTTGGATGCCCTCGGTCGGTTTGGTGCGATCTACCAGGACTTCATAGTAAATGCGCCCGTCCACATACCAGCGACGGAAGATTTCATCGGCCAGATTATTGAAGTTCAGGAGACGCTTGATTGTATGGAATTCGGCGGTGATTTTCTTTTTGGTGGAGTCAGAGGCGCCTTCGAGCTTATCGAGATTGATATCGACAATATCACCATCAGGTTCTTGGGTAATGGCTTCGGTGACGATTTCATCAACGGCCATGGAACATTCGGGATGCAGGGCCATTTCCCGATAGCGCGAGATGAGTTCAATTTCGTTCCGTACAGAACCTTCAAGATCCACATAGGTGGCCACATGGCTACCCTGGGTGATCGTGACAGCTCCATCATCGATCTGTTCCTGCTTCAGAACCAACGATGGCATATTGTTCGCCGCGGGGGTCACAATATCGTCGTCGTTACCGAGTCTCCATCCCCAAAGATTAATTGATGCCATAATTAAAGTATCCTTCACATATCTGGGTAGAGGTACGCTGGGTATATTGATGGATCATGATGATATTTAGGGGGTTCATCACAGGATAGGAGAGGGGCCCCGCGAGGAGCCCCCTAAAAACGCCCCTTTCTTAAACGATGCCCGCTCCGTGATCTGTTCGTGTCCAGTACTGGTAATCGAACGTCACAGTGAATTCTTCGATGGTGTCATTGGCGCCCCAGTCCAGATCGATCTGTGATAGATCGGTTGGAAACAGACCTACAAATTTATAGGTGGCCACTGGGGAACTGCCTGTTTTGGCATATTGATTGACTGAGGCATCGACGGTATAGCCAATGGAATTACCGGCGCCACTCAAACGTTGGTTCCCTGCATGGGAGTTCAACGCATTGAGCCACTTTTCGAATCCGGTACGGACGAGCCAATCCTCATCGTTGAGGACCGTCACGGTCCATGGTGCAAAGGTCCGATTGCCTGCGAGCTTGACTTCTCGACCAAAGTATTGGAGCAACACAGTTCCCACGGTGGAACCGGGAAGGCTGGCGGATTTACAGGTAAAGGCCAACTTTTGGTTGGCTGCTGCATATCCAAGGATAGCGGGAAGCACAAGCGACACCTCAAATAAATTTGGGCGGGCGCCGTCTCCCTGCAATTGTGATCTAAATTCCCCTACATTGAACGACATAGTGTTCTCCTTCTCTTACTTAGTACGCTTAAAATGTGCTATCGATTAGAATTTCCCTACCACTTCATCAAAGGACACTCCGGTACGAACGGCCACAAAGTTCAACTGGATGAAGTTGATGCTTCGTGCTGGCTTGATGTAGATATCGCCGATGAATTCATTGCGATCAATGACTTCACCAGTGTTGTTTGTGGTATCACAGACAACGCGGAAATCGTAAATGCCACGACGACCTTGGATGTCGCGGAGGAAAGGATCAACCATTGACACAAAGCTGGCCCGTGTGAATTCATCGTTGAATTCAAAGAGGGAGAACTTGGCAGCCCGTGCAATCGCCTTTTCGAGGACGATGAACAAACGGCGCACGTTGATCCGATCAAAGGCGCTTGGCTTGCTCAAACAGGTCTTGTCGCCATACAGAATCGTTCCTTCGCCTGGGAAGGTGACCACTGGATTGATACCAGCTTGATAGATTTGGTCTCTGTCGGTCTTCTGTGGATTCCATGCAAGCTTGACAACATTCTTGATGGCGCCACGATTGAATCCTGCTGGCGAGAACCAAGGATCACGGGTGTTGTCGGTACGCACACAGAGTCCTGCAATATCCCCGTTCAATGGCACATAACGATAGGCATCAGCATACTTGTCATATTGATACTTCCAACCACAATCCATGACGGCATAGGAAGTATCTGATAGGGAATCATTGAAGGCGATAATCGCATCCACTTCGTTCCCGGCATTGTTTACGACTGAAGCGCGGGTAGGCGAGAAGAACGCCACACAATCTTTGCGGGTTTCGGCAATGTTATCGATGACATAGTTGATCACCGTGGTTGAGGCATCACCAAGGGGCATCAGAGAAATGTCGACCGAATCGGCATCCTTGAAGAAATCAAAGGCCGTGATCACATCGGCATCGGTGGCCGCAACGGTCGTACCACCACCCAAGGCTCTGGAGAATGGATTCGCCACAGTGGTGAATGTGGTATTGGCGGCCGCATTGCCCCAATTCGTTGCGCCAGACTGATGACCGCCCCAGTAGATCCAGCGGGACTTGTTGAACAACACCGTTGGATAATAGGAGGTTGAACCGTCTTCTGTCTTGGCATCCGAGGCCTTTGAAAGGAAAGGATACTTTTCAAGAATGGTCCCTGGGACGCCCGTGACGGCGCCTGTACGGTCCAGGACGATCACATGGATTTCATCATTGGCACCCTTGAGATTCTTGACATAGGTCGATGTCTTGGGAGCAGAATCGAACTGAGTGGCATAATACCACTTCCGTTCAATCGTTCCACCCGTGGCCACGTTGTACCTGAAGGAAGATTCCAACGTGATGTTGGAAGAGGTCACGGTCGTGACATTGATATAGGGACCGACTTTTCCAAGTCTGACCACATCACCAGCGATCAAATTGGTACCGAGTGTTGAGGAGATACCGACGACCGTTTGACCTACTGCGATAATGGCCGTTGTCACCGCAAGACCTGCGGTCAAGTTCTGATAATACGCATTCGAGGATGGGCAGCTTGACACGGTCAACGCATTACCCAAGGCGCCCGGATAGCGAGCGACCCATTCACCAAAGGTGCCCTGACCAGCCGCATACGACTCAGAATAGAAGTCTTCATTCTTGATTTGGAGTGCTGCGAGATTGTTGGCCGTGGCATTGAAGGTATTGGCATTCGTGGCGCGTGAGACACGGAGGCTGTTACCATAGGCCAAGAAGTTGGCAGCAGGCCAGAAGGACGTAAAGGTATTCGAATCTGGCTTACCGAAACGGCTAACCAGGGTGACTTCTGAATCGATCAATACACGGATTCCGGTTGGACCCCACTGAAATTGTCCTGCATAGCCTCCATTGGTCGTGGATACGGCAGGAACGATGGTGGTCAAATCTATTTCTGATACATTAACGCCTGGGGAAACTTGAAATCCCATTGTGTGTCTCCTTTTATCTATCGATGAATGGCAAGAATCATTGTTTGTCTGGGCAAGCCTCAAACATACATGTATTTATGAATCTGTGTATTTGCGGTGTTATTTATATCTTTGATATGCTTGGGAGGTCACGTTGTTCCGGTTACCGTACATATCCGAGATTTCGGACCATAGGTCCCCATCTTCCAGGACCAAGGACGTATCCACAAGCCCATTATCAATGAAACCGAATGGTATCACATCTTCATCGATCAACATGCTCAATTCACCCTCGATTTCCTTCCGAATGTCGGTTCCAACACTTTCACGGAAATGTTTCTGGGTCAGGAGCCAAGCAAAGATCACCAGACACATGACCATATCGTCTTTATATCCATCCTCGGCCGCATAACTCGCTTTTTGTTGGACAAAGGTCGATAACT